GAGAGTGAGTTCATACAGCATGAGCCATGCCCTGAGTGTGGGTCACGAGATAACTTAGCACGTTATGATGACGGACATGCCTACTGTTTTGGCTGTAACTACAGAGAAAAAGCAGGTGGCGAACAAAGAGTATTAATAAATAGAGGGGATAAACATATGGATTTTGTTGAGGGTGAAGTAACAAACTTGAGTGCACGTGGTATTACTTTGGACACATGTAGGAAGTGGGACTATTGTATAGGTGAGGTTGCAGGTCAACCAGTACAGATAGCAAACTATAAAGACTCAAGTGGACAGAGGATAGCACAGAAGATTAGGTTTCGTAACAAAGACTTCCATACAAGAGGAGACATAAAGGAAGCAGGATTATATGGTCAACACCTATGGTCAGGTAAAGGTAAGAAGGCTATCGTTTGTGAGGGTGAGATAGATGCATTGTCTGTATCACAGTCACAAGGTAACAAGTGGCCTGTATACTCTGTACCAAATGGGTCAGCAGGAGCCGCAAAAGCGGTACGTAAGAGCATAGAATTACTTGATGGGTATGAAGAGGTTATCTTTTGTTTTGATAACGATGACCCCGGTATTAAAGCATCAAGAGAATGTGCTCAAGTTCTACGACCGGGCAAGGCTAAGATAGCTAAGCTTCCATTGAAGGATGCTAATGAGATGCTAGTTAAAGGTAGAGTAAGAGAGTTGATTGATTGTATCTGGCAAGCTAGAGTGTATAGACCAGATGGTATTGTGAATGGTAAAGATCTGTGGAACATAGTAAGTGCAGAAGATTCCATGTCATCTTGTGAGTATCCATATGAGGGTATAAATAAGAAGACTCTTGGTATGAGGAGAGGGGAGATAGTTACGATCACAGCAGGTGCAGGTATAGGAAAGTCACAGGTATGTAGAGAGGTAGCTAACCACATACTAAACCAAGAAGAAACAATAGGCTACATTGCACTAGAGGAATCGAATAAAAGAACTGGACTAGGATTCATGGGGTTACACCTTAACAAACCACTACATCTGGGTACAGTTGAGGTTACTGATGAGGAATTTAAAGATGCCTTTGATAACACCTTAGATACTGGTAACATATTTATGTATGACCATTGGGGTTCACTTGGTAGTGACAACCTTCTATCTAAAATTAGGTACATGGTGACTGCATGTGGTTGTAGCTTCATTGTATTGGATCACTTGTCTATTGTAGTATCTGGTATAGAAGAGGGTGACGAGAGGAGAACTATTGATAACCTGATGACTAAGCTACGTGGATTAGTAGAAGAGGTGAACTGTGGGTTGATACTTGTGTCACACCTGAAGAGACCACAAGGTAACAAAGGTCACGAGGATGGAGCACAGACTAGTATGGCACAGTTAAGAGGTTCAGCTTCTATAGGTCAACTGTCTGATATTGTTATTGGTTGTGAAAGAGATCAACAAGGTGACAACCCTGATCGTACTACAGTTAGGATACTAAAAAATAGATGGACAGGTGAGACAGGTATAGCATGTGAGTTAGACTATGACCACAAAACAGGTAGACTAACTGAGGTACCTCAAGATGAGATACCTTTTGATGAGGAAGAAGAAAGTGAGGGCTGGTCAGGTGATAGCTCGGTGTTCTAATGGAAATGTTTGAAACATTACACACCGATACCTGTACAATATGTGGGCAGGACTCACAGTTTGTAGGTGATGGAGTTACTGGTATGTTCGGTCTCATTCCAGTTACGTTTTGTCAGCTATGTTTAGATTCAATGATTGCAATGGTGCAAGACTTAAGAGAGGGGGAAGATGAAGACATGTATATTTGATATAGAAACTGATGGGCTGTTAGAAGATTTAACTAGGATACATTGCTTAGTTGTTTATCACATTGAAGAAGACAGAATGTTTTCCTTTACAGGTGAAGAAATAGTAGACGGATTATTTTACCTAAAAAATTTTGACACTATTATAGGACACAACATTATATCCTTTGACCTTCCAGTTCTGAAAGCGTTTCCACATTACAAATGGGAACCAGAACCTACACAAAAGATCCGTGATACACTAGTATGGTCTAGGTTAATCTATCCAGACAGAGCAAAGAGAGACTTCAACAACCAAGCTATTGATAAAGACCAGTATGGTAGACACTCTCTTAAATCATGGGGTCAGAGGTTAGACTTTAATAAGGGAGACTTCACAAACTTTGAGGAGTTAAGTGAGGAGATGGTAGAGTACTGTGAGAATGATGTTGAACTTAACTACAAGCTGTACTGTAAGTTACTTGATGCAAAATTTCCAGAGGATTCTATACAACTAGAGCATGACATACACACCATCTGCTTACAACAAACTAAGAACGGCTTTCCCTTTGATGTTGAAGGTGCATCTAAACTATATGCAAAACTTGCAGAGAAAAGAGATAGACTACAAACTGAGTTAAAGAAAGTCTTTGGTTCATGGATAGTTGATGAAGGTTCACGAAAGAATGATACCTATAACAAGGTTAAGATTGTTGACTTCAATCCTAATTCTCGTAAGCACATAGCTAAAAGATTAACAGAGTTGAGAGGATGGAAGCCTAAAGAGTTTACTCCAACTAATGAGCCAAAGGTAGATGAACAGATACTATCTAAGCTACCTTATCCAGAAGCAAAGCTAATGGCAGAAGCATTTGTTGTGAACAAATTAATAGCACAATTATCAGAGGGAAAACATGCTTGGTTATATCACGAGAAGGATGGCAAGATCCACGGATCAGTTAATACAATGGGTTCAATCTCTAGTAGATGTTCTCATTCCCACCCTAACATCGGTCAGGTACCTAGTGTCAAGACACCATATGGAACAGAGTGTAGAAAATTATTCTATGCACCACAAGGCTTTAGTCTACTTGGATGTGACATTAGTTCTCTTGAAATTAGGGTTGTGTCTCACTATCTTGCTACCTTTGATGGTGGTCGTTATGCTAAAGTTGTGGTTAGTGGTGATATTCACGAAGCTAATCGAAAAGCTGCTGACCTTCCTAGTAGGGATCAAGCTAAGACTTTTATTTATGGTCTATTGTATGGGGCAGGTGATGCCAAGCTTGGTCAGATTGTGGGTAAAGATAAAGGAGAAGGTAGGAAACTAAAGAATAGATTCTTCAAGAAGGTACCAGCATTTAAGAAACTAAGAGAAGAGGTATTCAGGAAAGCAGAGAAGGGTTACCTCTTTGGTATTGATGGAAGGAAAGTTCCAATCAGATCAACACACTCTTCTCTCAACTCTCTATGCCAATCAGCAGGTGCTATCATATGTAAGAAGTGGGTAGTGGAGTTCCACAGACTGATGAAGGAAGAAGGATTCAAAGAGGGTAAGGACTACCAACAAGTTGCTTTCATCCACGATGAGATACAAGTACTTGTACGTGAAGGACTAGAAGATACAGTAGGTAAGATTGCGGTGGAGGCAATCACTAACTCAGGTACTCTCCTTAATCTGAGGGTACCACTAACAGGTGAGTACACCTTCGGTTCTAATTGGGCTGAGACTCACTGACATTAAAGGAACAAATGAAATTATTAATTGATGGTGACATACTGGTATACAAAAACTGCTGTGTCTCTGAGAAAGAAGTTGATTGGGGTGATGACATATGGACTTTACATTGTGACTTCAGAGTTGTTAAGAAACTCATTGACTCAGAGATCAACCAACTTAAAGAAAACTCTAATGCCGATGGTGTAATAGTATTCCTTAGTTCACACAGTAATTTTAGAAAAAAAATAAACCCCACCTACAAAGCTAAAAGAGTAGGTACTAGAAAACCTGTGTGCTACACGCCAGCACGAGAGTACATGAGTAAAGCTTATGAAACAAAACAATCTAAGTGGTTGGAAGCAGATGACTACCTAGGTATCGAGTGTACTAAAGATCAAGAAGGTACTTGTATAGTATCAGCAGACAAAGACCTACTCACAATCCCCGGTAATCATTGGGACTTTGAAACTAAGAGTATCTTTAAGTTATCGGAGAAGAGTGCAGAGAAGAACTTCTATAGACAAGCACTATCAGGTGACCAAGTAGATGGTTACCCCGGATGCCTTGGTGTTGGTGCTATTACTGCAAACAAAATACTTGAGGAAGCAGACAAGAATGGTGATAGTCGTTGGAGTGCGGTGGTAAAGACCTATAAAGAAAAAGGATTTGATGAGGAGTTTGCAACTCTCCAAGCACGTATGGCTTACATCTTGCAGAAGGAGCAGTTTAATGGAGTAGACAAACCACCTACACTTTGGGAACCACCAGTAGAGGAGACACTATGAGTAACTACGACATGGATGAGATAGAGAGAAACGAATCTCAGAAACAGAGAGACCAAAGAGTACATGGGTTAGATGAGAGGTACAGTTCTACTGAGGGATTTGGAAGAGATGATCAGAGCAACATTAAA